CATGCGCCATGCCATATGCTGCCATTTGTAAGAAATAATCCCCGATCCACTCTCTTTGTTTCGGTTTATTCGTTTGTTTAAAATCGATAATGCTAACTTTGTCTTTGTAACGACCAACTAAATCCACGCTCCCCGCATAAAGATTCGGGTAATACAGTGTCGCTTCTATGCCGTAGACCTCATCAACATGATTCAATCCTCGTTCCACGATTATTTCAGCCATGTTCTGTGCCTGCTGTCCAACATCCGTTAGATCCAAGGACCGCTGGCCACGAATCAAATCTTCAAGATATTTATGCATCGCTGTGCCGCGCACAGCCGCTTCATTTGTTATTCTTTCTGCTTCGGCATCGCCGACTTTTGCTCGCCATCGGTCAAGGCTTTCTTGATCTCGTTTATCTTTTGTCTTTCCAATGACGGTAGTGACTGACGGGAGGGGTCGTTCTTCGCCACTGACGGTATAATGCCTAAGGCCTGCAATAGCTTCTCGTGAACTTCGGGGATAAACATACCTGTCAATAATTTTCATACCATGTGGGCATTCTTAAAAAATATTACCCCGTTTTCATAATCAAACTCGTGTGGATTACCGATCAAGTCCTCTGGTGACATTTGCGCCATTCGTGCCCAGTTGGTATGTCCAAACTTAGCTTTACAAATCTTATCTATTGTGTGTGCTGGTACGTCTAAAAAACAATCATCAACCTCGTACGGCGCGCCCGTGTCCTCTGGTACCCAATCTATTTCAAACTCTTCCATTTTTCTTCTTTTTCTTTTTCTTCTTGCGTTTGTAGCTGGGCTTGCCACCTCTGCCGATGCCAACCGTTTTGCCACCTTTTACCCCTACCAAAGAAAATACCATTTATTCTTTCATTGCGTATGGATCTGTCGATAGCATACGCTGTTTCTTGTCTGGTTGTTTGCCAAGTATTATCTCTTCCATGTTCTTGTGCAGATAGTTTGCCATTTGGCCCACCACATTATCTTGAGATAGTGTGTCAACCAATTCTTTCAAGGGCTCACCGTGCTGCAAACATCTAGAAATTAGCTTGCCTGATGCCCTGAGTTCTCTGTCTAAATATGAATCAGTTGGCTTGAGTTTGATCCAGAAAGCCATAGGTGTAAGCCCTGTGTCGCTTGCAACATAATCTAAAATGCCAGTCACATTACGCTCATCAATTGGTAGAGTGAAAGTTGCACTCATCATCCTGTCTGGAATCTTTTTTCTCACACCTTTATTTTCCTTAATCAAAGTCATTTCGATGCTCCTCGATAAATTGGTAAAGACTAACGTTTGTTTCTTTGACCTGCTGTATCTCCAACCACATCGTTTCAATAACACTATACATATTAGCCATTGTCACGACATTTACAATCATTAATCCTATACTTATTGTTAAAATTATCCACACCAGCAGATTGCTAGTGTACCACTCGAGCTTGACCTTTAGATCTTTCATATGCTTTGGCCTTTCTTCTATCAAAAAGCTGTTGTAATTTATTATTCCATATGATTTTCATGTCATAGTCTTTAGCATCTTTTATAACCTTTATCAAATTTTCTATGCGCTTCTCTATAAGACTCATATGGTTTCTCCAGTTTTCATCCATCTTGGTTCGATTCCTCCCTCTACATTAACCCTACATTGATTCGCTGGCAACCATACAAACATCTGATTATCACATTGACTACAGTCGTATGGCTCCCCCTTTACCATAATATAGCCATTGCCCTTACAACGAGGGCAAATAGCTTTGACCTTATGATCCCCCGTTAGATCTACCATTTTTTCTCCTTAATTCTTTCTTTAACATATATTCTATAATTTTTTGAACACTTACTGGCACTTCGAACTTGTTTTGTGCTAAACTCAAAAGTTTTTCGTGTGTGTCTTTTGATACAGACACTGATTTAAATTTACTTATATCTGGCATTTCGCCCTCTCTTTCATATATCATTGGTAATAATAACGGCATACTAGCATCCATTTTAATTTTTATAAAAAGGTATACTTTACGGCTACGCCTAATTCTTCACACGCTTTGAGTCTGTGTCGTCCATCGATGATTTCCAACTTTTGATTAACCATTATAGGTTTCATCAGTCCTTGGTTTTTTATAGATTTTTTTAATTTATCTACAGTCTTTCTATCTAGTGTTGCGTCTTGTTCCATGTTTTTCTCCTTCTTAAATATTTACACGGGCCGTGTGGGCCCGTGTTTTCATTCAAAGCCTTCTTTTTTAATAGAAATTCTTTTGCCTTGAACTCGTCTTAATTTATAGTTGTAAGCTTCAACAAAAGCAAAGTCCCAAGATTCTTGATTCTTACAATGATTAAATTGATCATGGTTCTTTTCCATTTGTTTTAAAGCAAGTTCAAATTTAAAGTGCTCCAAAGTAGATATCCTAATAAAAGATATACAAAACCTGTTAATACTAACAAGTTGAGGAACTATACCTTTTAGTTCAACTAATTGTTCTGCAACTTCTTTAGCTTTCGGTAAATCAATAACTTTAAAATCACCAGACCTAAACAAAGGCATCGGGCCTCTGTTTCCGCTTCTGGCTGTGCCTTGATAGCACATGCCACTTAAAAGCATTATCTTTGTATGAAAAGGTAGCGGGTAATCTTCATCGAACTTTTTTATTTTATTATATTCAGCAGAATTGTTGTGCGTTCTGTGACTATAATGTTTTAAATAATCTCTGTTCTTCCAACCCATTTGTGTGTTATTCATGATGGCTATATCTTTACTTGTAGCCTTTACATTAATAACATAACCAACGGGAACACCCAGTTCTTCACATGCTTTCAACCTGTGTTGGCCTTCGTGCACTTCTAGTTTTTCGTTAACGATAATGGGCATCAATTGCCCTTTTTTCTTTATTGAAGACACCAACTTATCAACGTGTTGTTGGTCAATGTCTCTATTGTTATCCAACAATGTAAATTTACTATGATTACTTTCATAGTGCACCTTTACTACTGATTTACTTAAGTCTTTACCCAGTATTGTATGCATAACACCGTTTGTTTTCGACATATTAATTATCCTTTCGATAATGTGTTAGTTTATTCGATCATAATTGATCTTATGGGAAAGTATCAGGTAAATTTAGGTTTGACAATAGTTTATTTTAATTTATTGTAAAAAAATCTTCACACCTTTCAATGCCTGCTCGCTCCCATTCCTGGAGCGGGCAGTTATTTAGCCAATTTATATATCTCGTCGAGGTGCACAAACTGGACCTTGCCGTTGACTAATTGCCTGTATTGGTGTCCACAGGATAAACACTTGAAAACCCTAGCTTCTTTCTTGTCAGAAAGTCTAATAAAAGGCACATAATTATCACAACCATCACACACCCCTAGTGTGATTTCAGCTAAATTATCCTTATTTGATGTCACTCGTGTTCACCACCCTTACCTCTAGTAAGAATGCTGTCAGGTTTCTTTTGCACCTGTTTGAAATATATCGCCGTCAATACAGTCATCGTGATAACACCTGCGTGAGCAAAAGCAGATATGCCAAAAGCATAGATACTTTCTACAATATATATTCCAAACACAGCAGACCACATCCACGCAAGAACTTGCATGGACATAAACTTAACCTGAAAAGGTAAATGTTTTAGTGCATTAGTTTTTATATTCATTATTGCATTGTAAGCGTCTCTCATTTTATGTCTCCCCAATTTGCTCCTTTTTCAAAATCTACCTTGTTTGGGACCTGTAATTCGACCGCTTGCTCCATAATATCAATAATTTTTTGTGCCTCTTCAATGCTTGATACTGAGATATCAAGTTCATCATGTATTTGAACATGTGGTATTACTCCTTCCTGGTACAGCGCCAGCATAGATTGTTTTGTCATGTCAGCAGCTGATCCTTGTATTAGTTTGTTAAGTGCTTTGTATGTAAAAGCACGTTTAATCCCCGGTCCATGCTCCCTGAGTGCGTCTGCGTGTGGTAGTGGTTTCTTGATACCAAAACCATGCGGCTCCCAAAGATCAAAGTGACAGAGTCTACCCCCGATCGTTCTAATCTTACCAGAGTCATCGGCACGTCGCGCCACTGCTTCTGATAACATTTTTACAAAAGGCGCTCTCTGATGATACGTCTTCAATAGTTTCTCAGCTGCGTCTTTCATAAGTCCTAGTTCTGCCATGAGTTTGTTTTTGCCCATGCCATACATAATACCTAAATTAATTGTCTTTGCTTGTTTACGATCAATACCGGCCATGTCAGCAATCATCTGGTGAAAGTCTGCGCTGCCATCGTTGTATGCATCTACAATCGCACCTGTGCCTTCCAACTTCATCAGCGATGCAAAGTGAACTAGAATTCTAGGTTCTTGCTGACTGTAGTCAAAGCAACCCCACATACATTTTTCTTCTGGTATAAATAAACTTCTAATCAACGGTCCAAGATGCTTGTGTCGTGCAGGTATTTGCTGAAGATTAGGGTTTGCATAACTAAAACGACCTGTAACCGTGCCGCCTTGGTCAGATCGTATCTGATTGATATCAGCATGTATGCGTCCTTTGTATTCGTGTTTCAGTATTGTATCGATGAATGTAGTATTGGCTTTGTTGATTTCTCGTACTTCGTTAATAAGTTTGGGTAGCTCTGCTGGGTGTGTTGCTAAAAAATTTTTCGTAAAACTTGGTGCGCCTTTCTCTGTTCTATCGTATGGAATCTTTTGTGCGTCAAATGCTTTGGCGATAGATGCCGCTGCCCAGATCTCTACATCAAAACCTGCAATCTTTTTTATGTTTTGTAATAAATCATGTTCAGTTATGCTAAGTTGTTTTCTGACGGCAACTGATTTTTCTATGTCAACTCGCACACCTTTAAATTTCATATCAATCAGGCACGGAAACAGTTGTGTTTCTAAATTAAACACATCCCACAGATCTTGTTTTGATATTTCGTGCTGCAGTGCGTGCCACAACTTTAATGTAATCTCTGCATCTTTTTCTGCATACTCACCCACAAATGGTGCGGGCAGTCTCCACATCTCTGCTTTTGGATCGACTCCAAAATCTTTTGCAGCATCTTGTAAAAGCTTTTCATTCTTACGCATGCCAATATAATCTTTACCAACAGAGTCTAGTGTGTAACTCCACCTGTTCTCATCAATCAAACTTGCAGCGATCATGGTGTCGATGATGCCGCCATTTATTTGAAAGCCCATCGATCGTATCCATGATACATCGTACATAGCATTGTGAAATATTTTTGTTGATGTGGTTTGTAATAACTCCTCGAACCAATCCAGGGTTAATGCGCGGTCCATGTTCCCCCCACCTTCGTGCGCTATTGGAAAGTAGCCGGACCAGCCTTCGACCGCAACGGCGATACCGACTACTTCTCCGTCTCTTCTTACCGAACCTGATCCCATTGTGAGCAGGTTTGGATCTCGTGTCTCCAAGTCAATGGCTATCTCCAAGTGACTGGATAAATCTGGATATCTGTCTGGTGGTACCCACTCTGTTTCTGGTGTGAAGAGTGGTTGCTGTAGTGTCCTCAACTGTAGTCCCTTTCGATTATCATATCGATAAAATGTTTCGCTTTCTCGAGGCTCTCTTTGCCTCCTTTATCTTGATGTCTTACAATATATTTTATAGCAGATCCCTCAGCAAATAACAACTTGTTTTTATTAATGAATTCGCTAGGCTGTATCTGGTATTTTTTGTAATGGTCGCCTCCGACCTGGTTGTCGTATGGATTAAACATAGGTGCATTCTCCTGTTTCTACATTTACATTTAAAATATTCACACCAAGAACTTTTTGCACTGGTGTTAGTGATCTGTTTATTTTGTATCCGTCTCTCTTTCTTCTACATTCTGATTTTACATCTATCAGTATAACTTCGTGTTCTTTTATTGCAACCAGATCAACCGGTCCTTGTTGTGACATGTTCCTGCAAACTAAATATCCTTGATCCCATAACCACATCGCAGCTATGTATTCTGCTTTGTCTCCCTTTATGTGTTCATGAAATCTCACAACATGTACGCCCTGTCATAGTTTCTTGGTTCTAATATATGCAAAGCTTTCTTTGCACGTGTCACAGCAACATAGAATAATCTATGTAGCTCGTCCGGGTTGATGTCATTTTGATCAGCAGCAGACTTAGTAATATCAGGTAGTAGTAATACATTATCAGCTTCACCTCCCTTCGCTCCGTGTATTGTTGATAAAGTTATGCGTGGGTTTTGTTTAAAACTTTCTTTGTTCGCTAGCATATTACGAATATAATTTTCTGTGTTGGTATCTAAACCTGCAAACGCTTTGTACCAAACATCTTGTGTTTGTAATCCGTGGTTCTCGAGACACTCTTCAATGTAATAACCTTCTTCGTTATCGTCCATCGTTTTACCTTTTTGATAACCTTTGGTTACGTTGGCGCCTAGGTAAGAATAAATATTCTTTATTGATGCAACCGGTAATAATTGTTCACCGTTTCTCCATCTCTCCCACGTTTGTATCGCAAGAAGTAAATCTAGTTTGACAGAGTTTTTTGTTTTGTGTGAGTAGTACCAACCTTGTAGTTCACATAAATCTTTTATGTTATCTAAAAAGTGATTGGCAGTTGACAACACTAACCACTCACCTTGTGACATGTCTACCTGTGTGACGTCAGAGTATCTCGTAAGATCACCCATCTCTTGTCTTGGTAAATAATCTTTGTCGTATCTGTTGGAAACATTTCTAATTATCCGTTGTGACAATTCATGTATCGGTCCACCAGGTATTCTGTAAGATTGATTTAATGTGTCGACGTAATCTACTTCTTCTTTAAGTGCAATAAAAGTATCAACATCAGCACCAGCCCATTTAAAAATAGCCTGGTCATCATCACCGGCAATATATGTCTTGTCGGCTTTGCTCCATAACGTTCTAACCATTCTCCATTG